TTAGATGAACATAAAGAAGCCGAACAAAATAGATTAGATGAACAAAATAGATTAGATGAACAAAATAGATTAGATGAACAAAATAGATTAGATGAACAAAATAGATTAGATGAACAAAAAAGATTAGATGAACAAAATAGATTAGATGAACAAAAAAGATTAGATGAACAAAATAGATTAGATGAACAAAATAGATTAGAAGAACAAAATAGATTAGATGAACAAAAAAGATTAGAAGAACACAATAGATTAGATGAACAAAAAAGATTAGATGATCGAATTTTTGATATTACAGATGAAAATATCAAAAATTCTAATTATGTTGAGAGAGAAGAACAAGCATATATGAAAAATACAACAAAGAATATTATGGATCAAAATGAAGTAGAAGTTATTTCTGATAATACATCTAATACTGATAATACATCTAATACTGAATTGATTGATGAATTAGAATCCAATAATGATGAATCAGAATCCAATAACAAAGATTTAAAGTATATTAAAATAACAAGCATACCAGAAAAAAACAAATTTAAAAAAAAAAAAAATGATATTCACACATATTTAGAAAGATATAATAAAAAGAAAAAAAAAAAATATATAAATCATAATATAATTGAAGACGATGAAGAAATTATAATTGAAGATGACGATATTAAATCATCATCTAGTGGAGAAAATAGATTAAAAGATGATAAAATAAAAGAAAAAAAAGTAACATTTTATAGTGATGATGATGATTATTAGTCTAAATTTTGTAAATTTAATAATTAATATATTAAATGAATCTTGATTTTTTAAAAAATCCGTTTATATCAGGTATAATCTCTGCAAGTGTTGTTGTAATATTATTTTTAATTGATTCCAAAATAGTCAAAAAAAAGAAGGAGAAAAAAGACTATATTAAAATATTTATATTTGTTTTATTATCAGTTAGTGTTTTAATATATATAATGAATATTCATGGATTATTTACAAATAATAAAATTCTTGAAAAAGTTGAAACATCAATTGAATTACCTGTTAAAGAGATAAAAAGAGCGTTAGATACCGGAATCGCTGATTTTTAAGTAGAATATTTACTAATTATAATATTTACTAATTATAATATAACTATATGCGTAATACTACATATAAAAAATACATTATATTACAATATATATGAATAAAAAAAATCAAGGAGTTAGTTTAAAATTAAATAAATTTGATATGAATCGAATCAGTGATGATAGTGTTGTTGTTTTAATAGGAAAAAGAAATACTGGTAAATCATATTTAACTAAATATATTCTTTATAACAATAAAAGTATTCCAGTGGGAACAGTTATTTCAGGAACAGAAGGTGCGAATAGATTTTATTCAGAAATTGTTCCTCCAGTATTTATTCACGAGGAATATACTCCATTAATTCTAAGTAATGTTTTGAAACGTCAAAAAATAATTATGAAGAAAAAAAATACTAATTCCGCAAATATTGATCCAAGAGCTTTTTTAATCTTAGATGATTGTCTATATGATAATACTTGGTCAAAGGATAAAAATATTAGAAGTTGTTTTATGAATGGTCGCCATTATAAATTAATGTTTATACTAACAATGCAGTTTGCTTTAGGTATTCCGCCAAACTTAAGAACAAATATTGATTATGTTTTTATTCTACGAGAAAATATTTGGTCGAATCGTAAGCGATTATATGACCATTATGCTGGAATGTTTCCTACATTTGAGATGTTCTGTGAAACAATGGACCAATGTACAGAAAATTTCGAATGTTTAGTTATTGATAATACTTCAAAAAGTAATAAAATAGAAGATCAAGTATATTGGTATAAAGCAGATAAAACACCTACATTCAGAATAGGTGCGCCTTCATTCTGGGAATTTAATGCTAACAATTTAAGAGATGATGATGAGGAAGGTGAAGATGAAATCGACATGAATAATTATAGAAAGAAGAGTTCTGTATCAATTAACGTAAAGAAACAACCGGTAAGATAATTTTACATCAAAATAAAAAATTGAATACTTAATCGCTTCAGTTTGATGTAAAATTAGATTGCTAAGTATTCAATTTCTCAAGGGGCAGAAGACACTTCAGAAAAACAACTCTTAAAACCAGAAATTAACCATCATTGCGATATTCATAAAAATAATTTTATACCTAATTTATATCTAAACACTTTTTAAAAAAATATCTTTTTAAAATAATCGTTTTAAAATAATCGTTTTAAAATAATCTTTTTAAAATAATCGTTTTAAAATAATATTTTTAAAATAATCTTTTTAAAATAATCTTTTTAAAATATATATGAAAGATACTGAATATGTCTGGGCGATTGGAATAGAGCATGAAACTCAATTATTTTATTATCCCGTGTCTAATTCAATAAAAGACTATGAAATAATGAAATTAGAAGGAATATGCGAATATATGTTAAAAAATTGGTTAAAATTAAAAAATATTTATTTAAAACAGAAAGATTCAGATAAATTATTAGTAAAAACATTATTCAGCGAGAAAAATTATAATTTTTTACAGGAAATCGTTGTACGTAAATTTGAATCAACTGGTAGAAAATGTAGTGGAAAATGGGTTCTTAAGCCAGTTCATGACAAAAATAATAAATCTGTAAAAATGCCAGAATTTGTTTCAGATTCACCTTTTAAGAAATATTCGATAGAAAAATATTGTGAACAGATAATTGAGCAGCAAAATCGTTTTATACGTATTATATCATTTCATCCTAGTTTAAGAAAAAAATTACAAAATTCATATCCAGTTCCATTTCCATTTGGCATGTCTAATTATATTAGATGTGATAACAGATTATTTAAAGATTATACAGGTAGTTTTCACGTTACAATAACACTACCATTTACATCAAAAACTACAAATAAACGATTTATTGAAAATCATAAAGCATTCGCAAATGCTGTTCAATGGATTGAACCATTATTAGTCCCTGGATTTTTTAGTGGAGATGATAAGGCGATAGGATCAAAAGATAAACGAATTAAAGGACCTTTTCGTGTAACATGTGTTGGATGGGGTAATTTTGCTGGAAGTGATATTAGAAAATTTGAACAGGGAATTGGTAGATTAACAAATCATACGAATAATTGGAGAGATGGACTTACATTTCATGATAAAAATAAAACTAATTATTGTAAAAAAGTTGCTAAGTTAGTTCAACTTAGAGAACCAGCTGCTATGTCTGGGTTTAGTTCTGATTTTAGAACATTTGGAGGAGAAGATCACATATCTGGATATGGAATGGCTAAACCCAATGGTGTTGAATTAAGAATATTTGATAATATACATACTTCTTATACTTCAAGATTATGCCGATTACTAGTATATATTGCAGAAAATAGTCGAAAACATAAAGTCTCTAAATATGTATATAAAGATGTTGATTGGATAAAAACATTACATAATATAGCGGAAGATGGTTGGAAAGCTAATGTAACACCAAATTATCTAAAGAAATTACGAATTATATTTAAATTAAAATTAGAAACAGATTCGTTAAGAGCATGGGATATATTAAAAGTATTTAATGAAGAATTATTTAGAAAAAATAAAGTTGGTTTATGGTCTAAGCTTTTATTAAGAAAAATATATCTTAAACCAACTTCATTAGTATGTATTAATAGATTAAGTTTAGAATGTGGATTTATGTTTAATTTAAATAGAAATGCTACTTTAAGAAACAAATTAATTAAATTATATAATTCATTAGATAATAAGTCAACTTTAAAGAAATTCACTATTGATTTCTTTAAAGTCCTGGATAAAAAAACATTTAAAAATGATGTACAAGATATTGCTTATTTATTTGAAACACTTGGATGTATTACAATTAAATTATCAAAGGGGGATATTAAAGAAATTATAAAAAAAAAATGTAATATAAATAAAATAGTATCAATTCAAAATATAAGTAATCTTCTAAGAGCACACTTTGAGAATGCCTGTGGTTTTGATAGTAGAGACAGTTGGAAATCTTTGTAGTATTTTAATTCACATAATTTAAACGACTAGAAACCCACGGGGAGTCTTTGTCAAACATTTTTCCAAATAAGTTTGTAATTGGTACTGGATTATTTTGTTCTTCATCAAACGTCTTAGGTATATATTTAAATTTGACTAGAGGAGGTGGACATTCCATATTTGTTTTAACGTATCCAACTGTAATCAATATTACTCCTATAAATGTAAAAAATAGAATAATCGATCTCATTTATAATATATGAAATATATTATTTAAACAAGTTTTACCAAATACTAAATATTATTTCTCTGGTTCAGGATCTGCTGTTGGTTCAGATTCAGAAACTGATATATTATCTGACTTTGAATCACCATAATTAATTTCAATAGTCTGTCCAACATCAACATCTTTTAAAATACATTCTTCCTCAATTTTAGTATCGGCTTCTTTTGATTCGGCTTCTTTTGATTCGGCTTCTTTTGATTCGGCTTCTTTTGATTCGGCTTCTTTTGATTCGGCTTCTTTTCTTTGAAGCCACGGATCAGCACTATTCATTAAAGCATCTTTCTCATTCAAAATATCTCTAAATTTAGAGAATTTTTCACGATGTTCATCATTATATTCAACCGAATCTTCATTAGTATCTTTTTTTTCTTCATTTTCTTTTTTAGCTTTACTTATTTTAGTCCTCTTTTCTTCTTCAAACATATATTCTCGATGTTCCATGTTTTCATTATATTTCTTCATTAATGTATTAAGTTCATTCTCTTGATATTCTAAATTCTTAACATCTAGGGGATTTGGATCCCATGGAAGCCAATAACCAACCTGACCTACAAATACATTATCATTTGGAAAGCGTCTTCTAAGAACTTCTGCTCTAACCTTTCCCTCTCTTTCTGTTTCATAAGTGCCTCTAATCTTAACACCTCTTACACTAGTTTCGAAATCAGTCATTTCATTATATTCATTATTTAATTCAGATTGATTTCCAACATTAAAATCTTCTAACTTAGTTAAAAAAGTGCTTAATTTACAATTATTTTTAAATTCATTCAATTCAATATCATTATTTAATAAATGTTCTAAGTATTTAAAATAAATAAAATCACGTTTTTGTAAAATATTTTTTTCAGGTGATACAAAACTTAAACATACATAATTTTGACCAGGAATAGGTTGGTCAACTTCTAAGAAATCTTCTTTAATTTCGGAATTATTTTCGGAATTATTTTCCATTTTATATCTAATATAAAAAATATTTTTAAATGTCTTTTTAAAAACATTAATAAAAAGAATCAATTATTTAACTAAAAAGAATCAATTATTTAATTAAAAAGAATCAATTATTTAACTAAAAAGAATCAATTATTTAATTAAAAAGAATCAATTATTTAACTAAAAAGAATCAATTATTTAATTAAAAAGAATCAATTATTTAACTAAAAAGAAT